CGGGGATGGCAACGCCTTCTTTGCGCATCTCCAGAGCCTGTTCGAACTGGCTATCTTCCAGTGTTGCCCGGAACGGCGTGCTCGTGATGATAATCGAGTATTCACCAAGAGTTAAATCGTTTTCAATTTCCCCCGTTGCTTCATTATACGTGTTAACTTCAATCGTCTCACTCTGCCGATTCACGTCGTCACCAGTGATGTGCATGATCCGAGGTTCGGTCATGTATTCCTGAACAAGGTCGATCCAGTTTCTCGCAATGATGTAGTCAGTACGCTCGAGGTTATCCATGACTTTGGTCATGTTGATACTTCCCCGACTGGCCTTTGCTTGGATGGCCTTCGCAGCAACATCCTCTCTATCAAAGCCCTGCATTGAGTCGCTGATATTACTGATCGACTTGATATGATTCTCAGCCTTGTCGCTGATCCGATCCAACCCCTGTGGAGTTGCATTGGGAAGAATCTTCTCGGCGTTTGCAATATCGTCCAACTCAATCACCAAGCCGGTCGTTGCCCCTTTCTGCTCCAGCTCCTCAATGCTCATATTCTTCAGAGCACCGGCCTTCAATTTCCAACCAGAATTCGCCGTAGTGTTGACCACGTGCAGCTCTTGCGAACTGACCTTGTTCAGCAACTCTTGCGGGCCAAGCAGGTTTTCGACCAACCCAATGGTTGCGCCGTAACGGAAGTATGGGAAATACGGGATAAGGGTGAAGTGTTTGTACGGCGACCAGTCATCGTGGAGCACGACGTTGTCAGCAGTAACAGTCCAACGTATCCGTTTAACCAACTTTTTCGTGGTCGAGACCCGCCCTTGTGCCTTCTCGATGACCGTGGCAATTCGGTTGCGATCCCAGGCATTTGGAATGGGGCGCATGTCCCCCGTGGATACATCCACAAAATGCAACTGCTTGTCCAGTTTCCGATACTGACGGTCGAGCACTCGTACGTTGCGTCGCAGGCCGTACGGTTCGGTAACTCCGTAATAACCCGCAAGCGGTAAGACCCCACCAAACCGGTCTCGCACTCGCTCAATAGAATCGTAACCGTAGGGGAATGCTGATCCGTCCAAGTTCTTGAGGTATTCGGCATCATCTTCGTTGTATAGAATGGATACGTCCTGCGGAGTGATCCACTTGGTCGTGAACACGTCGTTCCACGAATCCGGGTCATACTCATCTGCATCAGGATCAACAACCACATTCTTTGAGTTCACGTTGGTCAGAACGATCTCACCAAGCATGGAGTCGGTAAAGTCGAGCCGCATGTCCACAAAGCCACGACTACGGATCACGCCATCAGCGAACAACTCACTACGTGTCCACGGCAACTGGTTCCGTTGACTGAACTGCTTCCACACCTTGCACAGAATTTCTGCCGTTTCCTCCCTCGCACCGCTTGCTGGACGAAAAATCGTTTCGTTGCGATTATAAATCTGCTCTCCAAACAGCGTACCTAGGGTTGAGATAATTTTGTTCAAGGTGAGCGCAGGGCGACGCTGAAGATGGAGCGTGTTTAGGTCTGTGACGCTCCACTGCTCACCTTTGAAGAATTTTTCGCACTTGTCCGCTTTATTTATAAAGTCGAGATGTCCACGATCACGACAGTACTGAAAACGTATCCATTGCTCCGAGGCCAGTTGGTCATTTATTGGCATACTCGCCCCTAGCTCAAAAAACGCAGTTTGTACTGAGTCGATGCGATCAACTGACGAATCTCATCACAGATGTTGTTCAGGTGCGTGTCCTCTTCGTCCCAATCGCCCTTGTGCGCATCGATGCAATCTCTCAAATCATCCATCAGTGAGAGAGCATTAGAATACGGGGTATATTTTGATGGGTACTCGCGAATCAGCTCATACCCACCCTGGTACGCCTCTGCGAGGTCATCGGTCAGTCCAACAATCTCTTCGTAGAAGGTATTGAGCGCCATGTGTTCGGAGTACCTGCGCGACTGCAGATGTAGTACGTGCGCTGCCGTACGAGCATGGAACAACCGCATGATGAGGTCGCCGATAGCCACGAGTCAGATCGGCGTCCAAACCAGGGTGATGGTGTCCGCACCTGCAAGCGTGACGGTAATGCCATTCAGGCACAGTACGCCAAATGGACCAAAAAACTTACCCTGCTGGGTCAAACCGGCTGCACTTGTGCTTACGGCAGTAGAACCTCCACCAATCTCCGAAGCGTCTTTGATCGTGATCAAACCCGCTGTCGTAGCGTCAGGAAGAATGGCTTGAAGATTTGACTTTACTGACGAAACGAGGGTTTCTGTCAGAGGCCCTGTGAGACGGGTGTTATTTGCAGCAGTAGGTAGTGGCATAGGCAAATCCGTGCTGCTCTACGCCGAGACGCGAGTCCGTGACCGTAAGGTCTGAAGCTGTTGAGCCTATACTGCCTAGAAAATCTTCTAAGTTTAGGATGTGCAAACCGTACCGCAAACCAACTCAGGTGGGTGGGATGAATAATCCAAGGCGCTCGAGAGAACTCTGGCCAAGGAACTCGGCAAAATAACCCCGTACCTTCGGAAGAAGGGGTGCTCCTCCGGGTGAAGTTAATTCACTTAACGAGCCTGAGGGAGCCGCAGAGAAATGGTGGTGGCGACTGTTTACTAAAAACATAGGTCTGTGCGAAGTCCTAAAGACGACGTATACGGACTGACGCCTGCCCGGTGCCGGAAGGTTAAAAGGAGAGGTCAGCGCAAGCGAAGCTTCGAATTGAAGCCCCGGTAAACGGCGGCCGTGACGATAACGGTCCTAAGGTAGCGAACTTC